GGCTGTCTCTAACCTTATTTTTTAAGGACACCGCCACTACCCGTGACGTAAACCGTGCTCAGATTATGGCATGGAAAAAGGGTATCAAGACTATCTACTATATTCGTATTAGGCAGATGGCACTAGAGGGTACGACAGTGGATGAGTGCGTTTCATGTATGCTATAATGGTGTCATGAGTAGTGGAATAATTTACGGGATAAGGCTTTTTAACAGCCCAGACGTTAGGTATGTTGGGCTAACAACAACAAGCATCGAGCAAAGGTTTAAGTCGCACCAAAAGGCCGCTGCTGGGGCTGTTAGAAAGTATCCTCTGTATGATTGGATGAGGAAACACAATAAAGGATCTTTCGAAATTTTTGTCATTGAAACTGTTGAAGACGACCTAGAAGACAAAGAGCGGTACTGGATAAAAGAATACAAAAGGAATGGTCACAAACTCTTAAACCTTACAGAAGGAGGTCAGGGCCCTAATGGACATGTCTGGACGGAAGAGCAAAGATCTCGACACTCTAAAAAAATGAAAGAGGTTGTAAATAGACCAGAAGTAAAAGAAAAAATAAAAAAGAATAGGGTAATTTTTTATGGGGAAAAGCATTCAGACGAACAAAAAAGAAAATGGTCCGAGGAAAGAAAGGGATCGATAACTGGAGTAAAAAATCCAAACTATGGAAAATTTGGGCCAAGCCATCCATCCTATGGAAGAAAGCTTTCAGAAGAAGCGAAGCAGAAGCTTTCTAAAGAAAGGTTGGGAGAGAAAAATCCAAACTATGGCAAGAGTGCGTCAGAGGAAACAAGAAAAAAGTTATCTCTTGCCCACAAGGGAAAGCCTAAACCAAAGAGCGCACGAAGCGCTCATGTAAGATATCACGTAAATCTTAAAGGATTTAGTGAAAGATGTAACTACTGCACCGAGGAGAAGAATGACTAAGATTGTAAAACCAATTAACTGGAATAGGGTAGAAGATCCAATTGACCTAGACGTATGGAATAGGCTAACCGCCAACTTCTGGCTCCCTGAGAAGGTTCCTGTGGCCAATGACATACAATCCTGGGCCTCTCTTACCGATCATGAGAGGGAAGTTACCAAGAAGGTATTCACTGGGCTCACGCTGCTGGACACAATCCAGGGTACTGTAGGTGCGATGAGCCTTATGCCAGATGCCAGAACGTCACATGAAGAGGCAGTGATTACAAACATTGCTTTTATGGAAAGCGTTCATGCCAAGTCATATTCCACAATCTTTTCTACTTTGTGCTCTACAGAGGAAATTGATGAAGCATTTAGATGGAGCATTGAAAACCCTTTCCTTAATAAGAAAGCTGAAATAGTTCTTGATAAGTATGATGGCGACGACCCACTAAAAAGAAAGGTAGCCTCCACCCTGCTAGAGTCTTTCTTGTTCTATTCTGGATTCTACTGGCCTATGTACCTATCATCCAGATCTAAGCTAACTAATACCTCAGATATGATTAGGCTTATCATTCGTGATGAAGCTGTTCATGGATACTATATTGGCTACAAGTTTCAGCTAGCACTAGCGGAAGAGTCCCCAGAGCGTCAAGCAGAGCTTCAGGAGTACACCTATGACCTTGTAATGGAGCTGTTTGAGAACGAAACCAGGTACACGGCAGAGCTGTATGACGAGGTAGGTCTAACCGAAGATGTAAAGAAGTTCTTGCACTACAATGCAAACAAGGCACTAATGAATTTAGGGTATGACGCACTGTTCCCCAAAGAGGTTACAGATGTTAACCCCGCAATCCTTTCTGCCTTGTCCCCTAATGCTGATGAGAATCACGACTTTTTCAGCGGTAGCGGTTCAAGCTACGTAATTGGCAAGCATGAGAGCACTACGGACGATGACTGGGACTTCTAATCAAGAGCTGGCTAGCTTCTTGGCTGATCCAAATAACCTTAACAAGTTTATTGGTGTAGCTATTACAGAATCTTTGGGCTATAGCTTGACAGAAGAGGGAGAATGGGCTAAACTAGAGTAATGAATAATGAAGAAGAGTTTGGCCCCTGGCTAAGGCAGGGCATCGATGAAGGATGGATTACAGAGCCATTCTGTAATACACACGATCTTGACCCATATATGAGTGAAGAAGAACAGCAAGAGTGGGAAGATGGTGGAGACCCGTGTCAACACGTATTAAGGATAATGGTATAAGCAATGAAAGATAGAAAGTTAAATTGGGTTTCACAGCACGATAAAACATCTAAGAAATATGGCATACGTTCTGTCTTGAGAAATAGAAATGTTGTCGTTGCTCCAAAGCTTTGGAAAGAGGGAATTGTTCTTGACCAAGGACACGAGGGGGCCTGTGTTGGTTTTGCCTGGACAGGAGAGTTGCTTGCGGCGCCACAAGAACCAAGCTTGCAGCCAGATTTTGATTACGCTAATTCTTTAGCTTCATCTTTTTATAAAGAGGCTAAGCAGGTAGACCAGTGGTCAGGTGAAAACTATGAAGGAACTTCTGTTTTGGCAGGAGCAAAAATCATGAAAAAGATGGGGTTCATTGGAGAGTACCGTTGGTGTTTTGGAGTAACCGACGTTCGAGATGCGGTTATTTCTGAAGGTCCAGTTGTTCTTGGAATCCCATGGTTCGATGGAATGTATGACACACTTCCAGGAGGCTTGGTAAAGGTCTCTGGAAAGACTACTGGTGGACATGCAATTCTTGTTACAGGTTATCATCCTAAAATGAGATTTGGTAATCAAACTCATGAGGTTTTCCGTTGGAGAAATTCCTGGGGCAGTGATTACGGAATCAACGGTTCTGGATGGATAAAGATAAAAGATCTTGCCAAGCTACTAGAACAAAATGGCGAAGCCTGTGTTCCAATGCAAAGACAGGTTCCCGTTTTTGATAAACCAAAACTCAGTGTTTGGCAAAAGATATTTAATAAATAAATAGTTTTTGAGATGTAGCTCAATTGGGCAGAGCAAATGGCCGTTAACCATTAGGTTGAAAGTTCGAGTCTTTCCATCTCATCGGGAATATAGTTTAGTGGTAAAACTTAACCTTGCCAAGGTTATGACGCAAGTTCGATTCTTGCTATTCGCTCGGATTCCTATCCTGGCATCACTCAACGATATTTCACTGGATAGGGGTTCTTGGCCTTGTAGTTCAAAGGAAGAACGTTGCCCTGTCGAGGCAAAGGTTGCGGTGTCGGGATCCGTCAAGGTCGCTTTGACACACTATAAATAACATGATACAATAAATACATGCACATGCGATATCTTTTTACCAATTATTGGCGATAGTAATAACTATCCCCAAGAGCATTCGCTCATTCGTAAAATAAAATAATATGTCGCATTGGTGTAGTGGTAGCATAAAATATTCCAAACATTTTAGCACGAGTTCGATTCTTTGTATGCGGTGCAAACCCTGTTAGTCCCCAAGGTGGGGAAGCGGCCTGTAAAGCCGTCGCCAAAGGCATGGTTGGTTCGATCCCAACAACAGGGACAATTTCGTTTTGACAGATACAACTTTTTAGGGTATACTTTTATTATGCAGAAAGATGATGTCACAAAATATCATAAAGAGTATGAGGCATGGGAAAAGGAGTACTCCCCAATGGAGTTCCTTGAGTATGATGGAGAGGGTGGAGAGAATTACTTAAAGGCTCAGAATACCCCGAACGAATTTGTATGGACAGATCACGGAACCTGTGAAGACAACATGGTAAGTGCTGGCTTTCATTTCTTTGGAGATCCCGTTCGTTGTTGCTGGGATACTCATGGCTGGTATATTTCCAAGGTATCGTCTGGAAACACCTCTATAGATCACTATGAATCATATCGTTCCAGCTACTACGCTGAATGTGAATGCTATAAAGAAGAAACAGATTCTGGCGATGAAAACTGTGAAGACTGCGGGAGTTCTGGTTGGAGAACATATTGGTTTGATTAAGACTTGCCCCTATAGTTTATTAGTAAAACACCTGTCTTGTAAACAGGAAAGGCGGGAGCGTTACCTGCTAGGGGCTCTAGTAAGCAAGATCGTAAAACAAAACTATTAGAATTAATCAAACAGGAGAAACCCATGAATACTATGAGCCAGAGCCTCGCCGAGCTTGATCCTGAAATCCAAGAAGTTTTGGATAAAGAGCTTGGCCGTCAACGCGGCACCCTCGAAATGATTGCGAGCGAGAACTTCGTT